ACCCCCGCCCCAGGTTCACGGGATCATCACGTGAATTGCACATGTACTATGGCTATAAATAGCTTATGTTGTAATATTTTATCATTCATTCAATAAAATATGGCTCGACAAGTTATATGTTGGTGCTTTACATTAAATAATCCTCTCTCTCCTCTCTCTCTTCATGAATCAATGAAGTACCTTGTTTATCAAACTGAACAAGGTGATTCTGGAAATATTCATTTCCAGGGTTATATTGAAATGAAGAAACGTACGTCTCTTGCTGGTATGAAGAAACTGATACCAGGTGCTCACTTTGAGAAGAAGAAAGGCACACAAGGACAGGCCAGAGCGTATGCAATGAAAGAAGATACAAGAGTTGAAGGTCCATGGGAGTATGGTGAGTTCATTCCTACCATTGAAGATAAGCTCAGAGATGTTATGCAGGACATGAAGAACACAGGGAAGAGACCCATAGAGTATATTGAAGAGTGTTGTGATACGTATGACAAATCTGCAAGTACTCTTAGGGAATATCGAGGAGAGTTAAAGAAAAAACAAGCTATTGCAAGTTGGGAGTTGCAGAGGAAGCCATGGATGGATGAGGTAGATGCTATGCTTGAGGAGAGAGATGGAAGAAGAATCATTTGGGTATATGGCCCACTTGGTGGAGAAGGGAAAACCTCTTACGCTAAGCATCTCGTAAAGACGCGTGATGCTTTTTATTCGACAGGTGGAAATACAGCCGACATAGCTTTTGCATGGGACCACCAAGAGTTAGTGCTCTTCGACTTTCCACGTAGCTTCGAGGAGTACGTTAACTATGGAGCCATTGAACAATTAAAGAATGGTATAATCCAATCAGGAAAATACCAAAGTGTAATTAAGTATACAGATTATGTAGAGGTTATTGTATTTGCTAATTTTACTCCGCGAAGCGGCATGTTTAGTGATGATAGGATTGTCTTTGTATACGCATGACGTCACTTGATCCTATGATGAGCTGGGGCGGGGCTTAGTATT